AAGACTGTTATTGCATGGGAAGAGGACCATGATATTGAGGTAATCGGCGGAAGAATTCACCAGAATACAGCTCCAGTCTCAGATTCTCGTATCTGGGTAACAGCAATTCCAGATTTGACTGTGGCTCAAGGAGGCTCTGTTCCTTTCACTCAAGGTGGAGTTAATCTCAAGCATATGGGCATCGGGGCCGTTCTAGACATAGATGGTAAGACCCCCAAACTTATGCCTTATGATGCAACCTATCATACTAATAAATTTGAAATAGTTATTAGACATGCTACAGGAACCAAGCATTCTATGATGATGTTGTTTAAATTATTCAGGGAGAATGTATGATTCAAGTAGTATTTACTACGAGTGATACTTTTATTAGTCGCGCCATTCGCTATATCACAGAAGAGCCTGTGTCTCACGTAGCTTTAAGATGTGGGGATGAAGTATTACACTCTACAGGAAAAAAAGGCGGAGTTGAGCTTACTACTTGGGCTAAATTCTGTGAGATATATGATGTGCAATTTCAGACTATTACAGAAGGTTCTAGAAAGAAAATGCATGCTGTAGCAGAAAAGCATAAAGATGCTAGTTATGATTATTTTGGCTTAGCTTGGTTAGGTATACGTTACTTTTTTAAGAAATTCATACGTATAAATATCCCAAAAGTTAATCTTTGGCAACTTACAGGTATGTTTACCTGCACTGAATTTGTAACTAAAATTATTGATGGAAAAGAGGATTCTCTTATTACTCCATACCAATTATATGAAAGGTTAAATAATGGCAAACAGTTGGATAGCTGATGACCAGAAACTAGAAGCAGGCAATGTATCTGTTGGAGATGGTGCCACAGACACTGTTGTCAGTAAAGCTTTTCGCGTAACTGCTGGTGGTGCAGCCCGAATGAAAATTGGAGTCAAAATCGACAATACAGGTGGCGGGAATGTAAGCTATAAGCTGCAGTATGCTGCTTTGGATGGAGAAACTTACGAAGATGCCAAAACCAGTGCGAATAAGACTGATGATGGCTGGCTTTTTCTTGATTGGCTCGGTCCTGATGAAACCACAGGCGCTTTGCTTGGCGGCACGGCTCGAATTGCCGTGAGCACAGCAGGTGGAACCACAGCTGAGATTGAAAGCGTTCTCATCTGGCAGGAGAACTAAGATTTCTGACGTTTACGACAGAGAACAGATTCTAAAGGCCATAGCACTGCATAGATTGCAGAAGCTTAAGGTTACTCAGGCTTTTGACCCTACTGATTTAGATTCGAGGCCAACACCTTCACAGCAAGAGGTGTTGGACGAGATTGATTCAATTAAATATAGATATGTTATGGGAGGCAACCGCTCAGGAAAGACGTTGCTTGGTGCCCGTGAATTGAGCTGGTTTATAACGGAAACACACCCCACATGGAAACGTCCAGCTCGGTGGGGCAATCAGAGTTTAGTTGCTCTTGTCTTGGGACGAACTTCAAAGCAGATTGAAGAGTCACTTTGGCGTAAGATTCAAGGATTCTTAGAACCAGGCACTTATAAGATAGTGAAAACAGGCAATTCTATACAAAAGATAGAATTTAATAATGGAAATGTCATTTTATTCTTATCACATCATGCGGATAACGTAGCCAGAGAGAAAGCACAATCATTTGAAGCACATTATGTCTGGTTAGACGAAATGCCAGGCTCCTTTCGCATGATTGAAGAACTTCAGCGACGTGTGCAGGACCAAAAAGGGTATTTCATTGCAACTTTCACGCCAAAAGTAATAAATAACGAAATTAGACGCATGATTGACGCATCTGTGGCGCCCTTGGGTAAGAAATATCGATTGAGAGCCCTAGACAATCCTAAGTATGGAGATAGAGAGAAGGAAGAGCTCATTCAGTCCCTTGCAACCATGTCTGAGGCCTATAAAAAGACAGTTTTAGACGGGGATTGGCTTACCTCAGAAGAGCAAGTCTACTTCTTTGACTATGATACGATGGTAGAGGCTCCTAAGAACTACCATAGTAATTGGAGACATGTAGAAGTTGTGGACCCTGCACTTAAAAGCGCTGCAGGTTTAACTTTGTGGGGAGAATGCCCCGATACACACATGTGGTACTGTGTTTATGACGAAAAAATCAAAGGAATTGCTAGCGGTGAAGATTTAGTCACCTATATTACTGAGAAAACTAGAAAATATAATATAGTTAGACGCATTTCGGATGATGAACCTTGGTTTTATGGACCAGCTTCTCAACGAGGACGTCATTACATGCAAGTATATAACAAAAACCAGAGAAAAGGAGAGCTTATAAAGGGGTTACAGGCTAAACTAGGAACCAAACTCAAGATTGCACCTTGGTGTGAAGCTTTGGTTACAGAATTTGAAGAATGTCGCTGGTCAGAAACAGCAGAGAATAAGATTATTAATGCATCCAGCTATCATTTACTTGACACTGCTCAGTATTTCGCGGATAATATACCCAAGCCGGACCCCACCGCAAGAGCGATGCCGTTTCAACAGTGGTTATATGAGCAGAATGAAGAAAGAAAGAAGCAAGAAGCAACAAAACGTGCTCAAATAGAGCATTTCACTAAAATTCGTCGGAGACACTGGCGTTAGAACTCCGACTGGAGGAGGGGCCATGCACGAGAGTAATAAATTCAAGCTAATGTTGGAAATTGGAATGCCAGGCGTAGAACGCACGGCGGCCGCCCAGGAAGAACCAGAAGGCCCAACAGTAGAAGAGCGTGTTAAAGATGCACTAGATTTGATAGATTCGGGCCATGAGAGTCCAGTTGAATGGAGAATGATTTCAAGATTATATAACTCTTTATGTGCTCTAGCTAAACCTAGCAAACGCGCAATAAACTTAATCGAAACTATGGAACCTATCTTAGCTAAGTATGGTCATTTAGGAAAAGCACCGGAGACTGATGCCTCATGAAAATTATAAACTGGAGCCCTGACAGAACAAAAAGAGAAGTTGTCAAGCGCTATAAGTGGTCTTCTGATTCTAGACGTTACTTAGAAGATAAATGGGAACGAACTGAGCGTACTCTCTACTCTAATCTTGCTCATCAATCTCTATCTTATTTAAATACGTCTCTTGAGTCTAATTTCAATATTGGTGTTCCGGGAATCGATAGCTCTGATGCCGATTTGTCCATGTCTTATGCCTTTAAGAATATTAGGTTTTTACATGCACAGATGAGTTCTAACCCACCAAGTGTAGTCATGCGGCCAACTAGTAATGACCCAGAAGATAGACGAAAAGCAGACGCTGCAGACCGTATAGTTAAGCATGCAATCAGGCAATACAATCTACAAGAAAAGATTGATATGTTCTCTTTGCAAACTCTTGCTTATGGCACTGGAGTAATTAAGTTTGTTTGGGACTCAGGACAGGGAGACCCTTTAGAGGTAGACCCTGAAACTGGAGAGATGCTACTTGAGGGTGACATTGCTATTAGAGTGCCACATATTTGGAATATCTTTCTAGACCCAGATGCTGAATCTGCTGAGGATATCAAATGGTTAATCGAAAAGATATACATGGACTATGACGAAGCTGTAGCGCGCTGGCCGGATAAACAAGAATTTCTTGCTAAGTCTAAAGTCTCAGATGGAGATACTTTTAGCGGAGGCAGTGACACTGGCAGTGCTTCTCATTTAATGCATGATAGATACAATGCTGTTGAATTGCTACAGTATTGGGAAAAGGGCCTGCCTACAAATGGATACTTAGGACGGCATGTTATTACTACGGTTACTGGTGATGAAATTGAACCCATTCGACCAAATCCTTTTAGATTCGCTAAGTTCGGCACTGTAGATAAAATTCTAAAAAGCAATAAGCCTGATGAGGTAAAAGAGAAGCTCATCGACAAGCTACCAAAAATTGCAGAGCTTCCATACGCCATCATGACTGACATTGATGTACCCAATAAAGTTCATGGTAGAAGCATCATCGACTATGTTGCTAACTTGCAAGTAACTCTAAATAAACTAGATTCTGCTACCTTAGATAATGTTCAAGCTCATGGAACAGCTCGAGCCATCATTCCTGAAGGAGCTGAGCTAACAAAGGATGGGTTTACGAATAGTCCTTGGGACGTCATGAAGATTACAGGTAGTCAACCTCCTTTCTTTATGGAAGTTCCACAGCTAATGCCAGAGATGACTTCCTTGAGACAAAATCTCATCCAGGGAATCAATGATATAACTGGTGTTAATGAGTCTATGTTTGGACAACAAAGCCGAGAACAATCAGGCGCTTCCATGCAGTATGCCACTAATCAAGGCAATATGATTCGCCGTCGGCTATTCAATAAATATACTCTTGCAGTAGAACGTTTATACCGTGGGATTCTAAAATTAGTTAGAAAGCACTGGTCCATTAGCAGGACAATCAACGTGTTGGGACAAGAGAAAGCTTTAGAAGCAATTGATATCAAAGGAACAGATATCGATGGAGGCTACGATGTTGTCGCTGAATATGGCACCAGCTTTTCCTTAGACCCGATTACACGTCGTGAAGAACTTATGACTCTGCAGCCTATGTTTGAGAAGGCAGGAGTACCAGCAAGGCAAGTACTCAAGCATTTCAAGCTGGCGGCTTTGGATAATCTCAATGATACTCTAGAGTTAGCAGATTCCAGGCAGCGAGAGTACTTCGAAGAGATGATAGCCACGGGACGGTATGTGCCTCCTGAAGAATTCGAAGACCATGAAAACATGATTGCCTATGGACGCCAATATTTCATGACTACAGAGTTTAAG